AAATAGACCCGGGATTCAGGCGGTGCATCGCCTGCCAGACCAGACGCGAAAGGAAACGGGGTTGATGGACATCACAAACGTCGGCGTGATGAAGGAGATATTCCAGGCGTTCGGGCCATACGGGCTGCTGCTGGTGCTGTGGTGGTTCGACGCCCGGCGGCTGGACGCGGTCCTGAAGGAGCACCGCGGATACATGGACGAGTGGCGGGAGATGTACAAGAACAACGTGAAGCTGGTGGAAAACTACGACAGCGTGGCCGGCGACCTCAAAGACCTGGTCGTGCTCAACACCCAGACCATGACGGGCCTGGTGCACGACATCCGCGAGAACCAGTACTGCCCGCAGGTCAGAATCGAAAAACACACCGTACAGGTGGGGAAGGGTAGCCAATGAACACCGAACGGCTGAGATATATGGGCAGACGCCAGGAACTCTTGATGGAGAAGCGGACCCTTGAGATCCGCTTTCACGGCCTGATCAACAACCTGCGCGACGAGCTGGACCCGCTGCGCTCCATCAACGAGATGCGGCCCGACGTGGTCGCGACCCTGTCCGCGGAACTCGAATCGGTGCAGAACCGCACCCGGGAGGTCGCCGCCGAGCTGAAGCGGATCAGCGACCTGATCGGCGGTTGACGATGCCGGCACGGTCCCGAATCGCACTGCTCCCGGACGAGATCCGCGACGAGCTGGAGCGGAAGCTGCTGACCGGCGGCTTCTCCGATTACGCGGCACTGGAGTCGTGGCTGCGCGACCAGGGGTTCGAGATATCCCGCAGCGCGATCCACCGGTTCGGCAAGGACTTCCAGGCCAAGTGCGAGGCGATCAAGATCGCCACGGAGCAGGCCAAGGCCATCGTGGGCGTGGTCGGAGACGACGAGGGCAACATGAACGAGGCCCTGATCCGCCTGATCCAGCAGCTGTCCTTCGACGTCCTGGTGAAGAACCAGGATGAGGACATCGTTGATATCCTGCCCAAGATGGGCGTGATGATCGCCAAGCTCTCCAAGGCCAGCGTGGACCAGAAGAAGTGGGCGACCGAGATGCGGAAAAAGACGACGGCAGCTGCCGACGAGGTGGTCAAGGTGGCCAAGCAGGGTGGCCTGTCGAACGAAAAGGCCGAGCTGATCAAGCGCAAAATATTGGGGATCGTATGATCGAGACGGGCGCCATAAGTGATTTTGACCAGGCGCGGTGTGCCACGGGCGTCCTGCTGTCCTACCAGGTCCGCTGGGTTGCGGATCAGGCCCAGGTCAAGTTCATCGAAAAGTCCCGGCGCGTCGGGATCTCCTGGGCTGAGGCGGCGGACGATACGCTCTACGCCTCCGAGAAGGGCGACGGCGAGAAACGGAACGTCTGGTATATCGGCTACACCAAGGACATGGCCCTGGAGTTCATCGGCGACTGCGCTAACTGGGCGCGGGCGTACAACCTCGCCGCGTCCGCGATGGAGGAATGCGAGGAGCTCGATGAGGAAGAGATCGGCGGCGTGGTCGTAGAGAAGAAGATCCTCGGCTACCGGATAACCTTGGAATCGGGCTGGAGGATCACGGCCCTCTCCAGCCGCCCCACAAACCTCCGCGGAAAGCAGGGGCGCGTGGTCATCGACGAGGCTGCGTTCCATGACGATCTGGCCGGGCTCCTGAAGGCGGCGATGGCGCTCCTGATGTGGGGGGGGCAGGTTCGGGTCATATCTACACATTTTGGAGACACGAACGAATTCAACAGCGTCATTCAGGACATCCGGGCAAAGAAAAAGCCCTACAGCCTCCACCGGGTGGATTTTGACGACGCCCTGCAGGACGGTCTCTACCGGCGGATCTGCGAGGTGCTTGGGCGCGAATGGTCACCCGAGGCCGAGGCGGCCTGGCGACAGGGCATGATAGATTCCTACGGTGAGGACGCCGACGAGGAACTCTTCTGCGTGCCCAGTCAGGGCAGCGGCACATTCATGACCCGAGCGCTGATCGAGACGTGCCTGTCCGCCGAGATCCCGGTGATCCGGTATGAACAGCCCGCCACGTTCGCGGAATTGCACGATCATATCCGCTTCGCCGAGGTGCAGGACTGGTGCGATACGGTCCTCAAGCCGCTGCTGGCCGCCCTGGATCCGGAACAAAACTCCGTCGTCGGCGAGGACTTCGGCCGGACTGGCGACCTTTCCGTCTTCATCCCGCTCATCGAGCAGCAGAACGCCAACTGGCGCGCACCGTTCCATGTGGAGCTGCGGAACATCCCGTTTCAGCAGCAGGAGCAGATCTTTAACTACATCTGCGACCGCCTGAACCGGTTCCGTTTCGGCGCCCTCGATGCCCGCGGAAACGGCCAGTATCTGGCCGAACGCGCCATGCAGCGATACGGCTCAGGCCGTATCGCCCAGGTCATGCTGACGGAGCAGTGGTATCGGGAGCACATGTACCAGTACCGGGCGGCGTTCGAGGATAAGACCATCCTACTGGCCAGGGACGCCGACACCATCGAGGACCACCGGGCCTTCAAGGTCGTCCGGGGAATCGCCAAGTTGCCGGAAGTCCGGACCAAGGGCAAGGACAACAAAAAGCGCCACGGCGACGCGGGAGTCGCCGGCGCGATGGCCTGGTTCGCCGTCCACCAGGAATGGGGCGGCGGCCCGATCGAATACCAGACCGTCGCGCGCCGGAGATTCGCGCAGCCCGCGGACAGTCTGCCGCCGGGCGCATACCGGCGCAGAGGAGCCTATTGAAGGGCTGGAAGAAGGGCTGAGGGCTGAGACGATTAAAGGGCTGAGGGCTGAGACCTGAGGGATAGGGAAGGGATCATGACCATACTGTATGACGCATTCGGCAGGGAGATCCAGACGGCTAAGCGGCCCGAGCCGCGGCAGATCGCCGTCACGACGATCCGGGACCGGTGGAGCAACTATCCGTCTTCGGGCCTGACCCCGTCCTCGCTGGCAGCCATCTTTCTGGAGGCCGACAACGGAGACGTGGCCCGCCAGGCGGAGCTGTTCGAGGAGATGGAGGAGAAGGACACCCATCTGTTTTCCGAGCTTCAGACCCGCAAGAACGCCGTGCTCGGCCTGGACTACGACATCGCGCCCTGGTCGGAATCCGCGGAGGACAAGCGGATCCGCGACTTCTGCGCCGACTGCCTGTTCGGCCTGGCTACATTCGAAGAGCGCCTGCTGGACCTGCTGGACGCCATCGGCAAGGGGTACTCGCTGTGCGAGATCCTGTGGGGCACAGACTCCGGCCGCGCGGTGATCGACCGGCTGGAGTGGATCCACGCCAAGAAGGCCGTGTTCTACGAGCGCGGCGCGTCGGACATGTGGGCAGAAAGCTGCGAGGTTCCCCGGGTTCTGACCGAGTCGGACCCGGTCAACGGCGAGATCATGCCGCCGTTCAAGCTGGTGTACCACCGGTACAAGGCCCGGTCCGGGTACGACACGCGGGCCGGCCTGCTGCGGGTCTGCGCATGGATGTACCTGTTTAAAAATTATGCGCTCAAGGACTGGGTCGCATTCGCCGAGGTGTTCGGGATGCCCCTGCGCCTGGGCCGGTACGATGCGTCGGCCAGCCCGGCCGACAAGGACGCCCTGGTCGCCGCCATACAGTCCCTGGGGTCCGACGCCGCCGGCATCGTGTCCAAGAGCACGGAGATCGAGTTTATCGAGTCGGTCAAGAACGCCGGCACGAACAATATCTATGAAGCCCTGGCCGGATTTTGCGACAAGCAGATGTCCAAGGCCATTCTGGGCCAGACGGCCACGACCGAGGGCACGCCGGGCAAGCTGGGCAACGAGGACGCGCAGGACAGGGTCCGGCACGACCTGATCCGGTCGGACGCCGAGGCCCTGAGCAATACGGTCCGGTTCCAGCTGCTGCGGCCCCTGGTGGGATACAATTTCGGGTGGGACAAGCCCCTGCCCTGGTTCACCCTGAAGCACGAGCCGCCGGAGGATCTGGAAAAACTGAGCACCGTCTATAAAAACCTGCGGGAAATGGGGCAGCCCATGTCTGCCGAACACGTTTCCGACCGGTTCAAGATCCCCCTGCCGAAGTCCGGGGAGACGCCTCTCGGCGATACCAGCCCCGAACCGCCA